GTCTCAGGCTAAGGATCATATATTTTGTGTCTCAGGCTAAGGATCATATATTTTGTGTCTCAGGCTAAGGATCATATATTTTGTGTCTCAGGCTAAGGATCATATATTTTGTGTCTCAGGCTAAGGATCATATTTTTGTGTCCCAGGCTAAGGATCATATTTTTCCATAAAATCAATGCAGTAAATATAAATATTTTTACTGTATTATTTTTTACTAGTTATACAAGGTGGTAAAATATTGTTGTTGTTTCAGTAACCTACTACAGATCCAGATATGAGTAATATTAACGTCATTGTCACAAATCCCAACGATGTCCATCGTATTCTAAAAGATTTCGGTACATCAACCAATCACATTGATCATTTTGAAAATAAAAAGGAACATCTAGTTGAGAATGACCATTTCGAGAGAAAGAAACGATGTCGTGACCATGATCTTGATGGCTATAATAACGTAGAGGATGATTCTACTGATGTAGTCTATCGAAAAAAGTATAAGACACCGATAAATCGTAGGTCTGATTACTTGGTACAAGACGATGATCCTCCTCGAAAGATTGTGTCTCACCCACAAAAGACAATCACTCTTGAGCAATTTATTGAAGAAAGGAATAGATTGGTGATGAGACTTGACAAAAACTCCAAAAAAAGGTTACTGGAAACAACATATCCACCACAATTTCAAAGTCATAATCAATCTACAATGTCTTATCCTTATCACCCTTCTATACAGTTTTACCGTCCTAATTATGATATGATGTCGAATGCTGGTGTCCCTACTCCTTATAATTATCAGTATGCACAAGTTGCTACCGTACATCATCAAAATGATGTAAATGCTAATACTAATGCTAATACTAATGCTAATACTAATGCTAATACTAATGCTAACTGTACTAATACTGGACATTCAACAAATAGTACAGCTGGTAATACGACCCAACCGTCTCAAGATAAACAGTCTAGACAATTAGAGTTGCAATTGCCAGATGATAGCCGATCACCACGACGTGAAGTACTGGGATCTTCTCCATCTACTACACAACAACATCAATTGCGGCAACAGCAGCAAAAAAAGAAGCTGCAGCAGCAGAAACAGTATCAGCAGCAGCAACAGTATCAGCAGCAGCAACAGTATCAGCAGCAGTCATATACTCGATCACAACATCAAGTAAGACCAGAATGTCAAAAATCGACCAGTCCCGAAGTATCGTCACCAGAATTATTTCGAGGATTGATAGATGAAATCGGTGACATCGATGAAGTTTAAACTACATGAAAGAACACATTAATCTCATGTAGTAGTAGAATAGAAAAACAGTCCTAATTTTTATCCAAATTTTTTATATCCACAGTATTTTTTATATCCACAGTATTTTTTATATCCACGGTATTTTTTACATCCATTATTTTTAACGTCCATTATTATTTTAATATACATTTGTTTTCTTAATTTTCTAACAATATCAAGTATAAATTATTGAATAAATTATAATTTTTATCATCATAATTAATCCAAATGTGCAACAACTTCATTTGTAATATTACTATAATTTGGTCTTTGATATGCAATTTTACGTTTAAAGAGAAACATTTTATCGTCATTTTGTAATTTATTCCAATATCTATCAACACAATAAATATTTGGATTACCACCATTTTGCAATTGAGTATAACCTTCAAAAACACAATCGCGTACTTTTCCTACAGTTCCACTATTTAGTAAATAAGCTGACGACGTAGTACATAATTGTTTTGATAATAGTAGCAAATCATCCTTTTTACGTCGTTCATGCAGTCTGGAGTACGCCAAAAAGCAAATATCATAATCATATTTTCTCTCCATAAACATTTTCAAATCATCTTTGGATGTATCGACATCACTATTAAACACAATATCATCTTCCAATATTAAACATACATTGAACTTATTTGCTATCATATGGTCCATCACATCTAAATGATTCTTAGTCGCACCTACATACGGACCATACGCCTCTTTCTTAGCTTTGTAGTGATATATTTTATCCAAAGGTGCCCCTATTTTGCATAATTCGCATAAAGTTTCAATATATCGATCGTTGCGAATTTCCAAATTTAAAATATATATTTGATCGATATTATTCCAACATGGATCGTATTGTACAGTATTATGTTTTATTCGATTGAAATAACACGCATTGCGATATACTTTATCACATATAGGAAACATTCGATGCGATATTGGATACGATCCATAATATACTGCTATTTCATCCTCTTTAGGTTCGTATTTTACATTTGTTGTAGCAACGATTTGTTTTCCTTTTGAATGAAGCATTCTAAATAAGAAATCACAGTTTGATATATTGAAATCAACTAGACTCATATATTCAAATAATTTCACTGCGTTGATACATCCTTCTAAGTTGTCAGTGTAATAATTCGCAAAAAATATTGAATCGGCAACCATATGGGTTATCTTATCATAGGGTAAGTCTTTAGTCAATTCAATTATTAAATCATATTGCCTTCGTGCTACTAGCAATTGGATTTGTTCTTCTATCGAAAAATCATCTTTCTTGACTTTTCCATTTGTAGATATTGAAGATGTTGTAGCGATTGCTGTTGATTCTGACAACGTTGATGGTGTGTCAATCATTTTAATCACGTCTGTAGATCTAGGCATGTCTTCTACAGTATGCAATCATGTTCCCTTCATATTGATTTCCGGGGAAAAACCAAAATAAATACCCCCTAACAAATTTGAGCCCCAACTTGTAGTTATTAATCCCTTATCTTTATGGTTATTGTTAAAACGGACAACCCGGAATAGAAGAGTTGATGTTTATTTTCAAGTGCGCACGAATTTGAGAATGAGTCAGAATATGCCGGACAAAAGGCTTTAATTAAAGGAAATCTCACTACTGTGTGATTCGAACCCGCAAAATTCTGGAGACTGGTTTAACCCTTGGATAGAAAGGTATGGTTCAAGCATATTGTACAAAAAGCATAGAAATCTACACAATGAGAACACTATGATATACTGAGTCAGTAGAAACGCTAAATGAAAATACATTTTTCATGATGGGATGGAATTGTAAAATTGTGTTGATACTTATTTATAATACAATTTTTATGTTGGTTTGGCGAATTATTTTGTACTTTGACTACTCTTTATTTTTTGACCACATGGACCACAGTGATCTTCATTGGCGAATTCTATTTTATAATCAATTCGATTAGGACAATAATCGATAGTCCATCTACCTAAATGTACAGGTGTTGGTCTTAGATCGATTCGTTTTGTAATTCGACGTATAATTGATTTTGATATTTGAGAGAACCGATCCATATTTTTGTACTATTATATATAGTACAATACTTTTATATTTATCCATGAAAATATACTTTTTTTTGATTTCATATTTTTTACATCGACCACTTTTTGATTTTCTTGTAAAAGGAATTTTTTTATTTTTACAAAAATTAATTTTAAAAATGAAAATACTTTTGTTTAAAAAAAAATCCCCCCCCCCTCTTGGGGAAAAAGCTTCAGTTATTCCATCTAACAGTTAATATGCTTGTTACTATTAATAATAATAAAATGGATTATATAATGTATTTTACTAAGACGGTCCAGTAACAACTAGCTCCAATTATTCCGTTTTTTGTCTCCAATTATTCCATATGAGACTGTAATACCATGTACAGTTTATAGCGACTGTGATACTCAGGCTATTTTTATACATTCTATAACAATTAGTCAAGACTGAAAAGTGTTTCAGTTATTCCATCGGATTTTTAGGAATAGAATTTACATCCATCGGTGTTTCAGTTATTCCATTGTTGTCTCCAGTTATTCCAGTTGGCTGTTCCAGTTATTCCATCCCTTTTCATTAAGTATATCTTACTGATATAAATGATAAATATATATTCTACAGTTTAATTATTGAGACTGATCGATTGCTTCGAATATTCGGAGTCAATTTAAGAATAGAATTTACATCAATATAAAAATTAAATTTGTAGAATAAATAAAAAAGACTTATGAACCACGAATATAAATGTGATGTATGTATGACCACATTTGCACGAAAAGCGTTTTATGAAAAGCATTTGAATTCCAAAAAACATAAGACTCGAGTAGAACAAGGTGCAAATATATTCAAATGTGAATGTGGTCGTACATATTTGTCTCAAAAGAGTTTAAACTTACATAAACGTACATGTAAAACTAGTGCTACTGTGTGTATTCCTGTCAATAATACAACTGCAACTACATCAAATCATGTTGTAGTAAATGAACGTATTCAAGAAATGGAAATGAAACTAGAAGAGTTTGAAAAAGAGCGCAATGAATTAAAGGCGCAAATTGCATTGTTGTTAGAAAAGAATGCGGAAATGAATAGTATCAAAGCGTCTTCTTCTACATCTAATACTACAAATAATACCAATATTGAGACACAAAACAATACGATTAATATCAATATCAACGCCTTTGGAGAAGAGAATTTACAGTATTTGGATAATAAAACGATTGTAAATTGTATTAATGCGGTTTATAAGTCAATCCCGGAAATTGTAGAAAAAATACATTTCAATCCATGTCATCCCGAAAATCACAATATTAAAATAACCAATAAGAAATTACCGTATGCTTCTGTAATGGGAGCGAATAATAAATGGCAGTTGGTCGATCGCAATGATGCTATCAATAAAATGATATCACATGGTTATGATATATTAGATGACTCTTATAGAGATAATCGAGAGAAATTACCTGACAGAAAGCGAGAACGGTTTGAAGATTTTCAAGATAAGTATATTTCTGAGGACAAATCAACCTTGAAGAATGTCAAGAGTGATGTAGAATTGTTAGTATTAAATGGTAATCAGTCGGAGTAATTGTTTTGACTTTTGCATTGATTGAGACAAAAATCAAAAAATAGATATAAATAGAACATAGTTTTTTACAGTAATAAAAAGGCAATGGATTATACATATGAAATACCCGAAAAATTAGAATCATTTTCAAATGTAGAATTGGATACCAAAGCATTAAATGGTTTAAAAGTAGGTGATTATGTCGCAATATCAGTGTCATTTCCTACAAATGAATTCAAAAAAGGTCGTTATGTTTGTATAACTGAAATAGACGAAGTACAAAATACAATAAAAGGATTTATTCATGATTACCAATTGTACAATGAACACGTATTGACTTGTAATGTTTGTATGCGAAAACAATCGAGAAAAGTTATTTGTAAAGACCCGGAACAGTTATTTTATTCTTGTAAGGGAATATATGAGTCAAGACCTAGTGATACTAGCGATGAATGGTGTGATTTCCACTGTCATTATAAATGTCTCTCCAAAATCGAAGAATTAACTGGATCAGAAAAGAAAATATGTGATTGTACATTGAAGGAAATCCCGTTTCAAAACAACAAGGAAATCGAATTCGACCGAAAATACATTTACAGGCTCACCGATTGGAGTAAAAATGGTAGAAAATTATGCGCCGAAAATCAAATATTACCACAGAAATAAAACTTAAAAAGCGACAAAAATAATATTAAAAACATCTCTTTACTATTATTGAACTAAAAGAAGACCAATATGCTTGACGAAACAAAACTACTCTTTTTTTACGAATATTGTATCAAACACAAATATATTGAATTATACAATAAACAGTACGAACAAATCCCATTTTCGATTCTACTTGAATTAAAACGAGACATGAATACACTTAGAGAAACCAGTGTTAATCCTACTGCAAAATATATACCGCGCACTTTCGTTTATAATGCTCTTCATTGTCGTAAAGCAATAACCGTAAAGTGTGAAACGTGCAAACGTAAGTTCGATGCATCTTTAAATGCATTGTATAGTCGTTATAGAACCGGTATTTACTGTACATATACATTTTGTATGGAAGCGGATCGATATAAGCATTTTTTAGAAAGTAACGATTATGTACAACTAAAACGCGCAATGACAAATAAATGTAAGTATTCAACCAATTTTTTCCCTGATAAGATTCCAATATGTTATAGTTATGGTAGTGGATATAAAGTATTTAAACTAACCAATGGTTTAATTCAGTACATTGAGAGATATTTGATGAACCGACCAACAATAAAAATCCATTCTACAAATAATACAAACAAAGAATTTGTATCAAAAGAGTTTGAATATGGGTCAATCCCAGTAAGATTTGAATTAATAGGTGAATATAATTATTATAGTGACGAGGAAACGGAGTTTTACAGTAAAGAACACGAGATTGTAAAATTACAAGTGGCGTTCCATATTGAGATGTTTCAAGAATTGGCGGATTCAATGCGTTTATTTTGTGATCATCCGAAATTTCAAAATGTTTATAATGAGTATCAGCGAGAAATTTGGGTAAAACCGGAGTACCCAACTTTTATTGATAAGATATACATATATAAGTCTAATATTGGTCGTCTGGAAAATTTGTATCATATATACAGTGTAGAAATGATAACCCAAGAGATGATTGAAATCAAACGGGCAATCAAACAAATACCATTGTGTTGTGATGATATGAATTATATTGTGTATTCTTTTTTGTACAACGACGATTATTTCAATGACAATATGGTATTCAAAATGGTGGATTATGAATCATTACGTGAATATTCGGATACAGAGTGAAGTTGATTGTGTAACAAGTACATACCGGAATCCTGTTTTTTCTCTCGATAAAAATAAAACGGGTAAAATGGTTGTAGAAGAAAACCAATATAAATACATTGCTACTGATTTCTGTACTAAAAATGACGACTCCTGTACTGAAGATCGCCGTTGAAGATCCTGACTTGAAACAATACTACAAGGATCGTATTGAAAAACACAATAAAATGGTATATGACGATCCTTGTCCAGATTCGGGCTTCGATTTATGCGTCAGTGACGACACCTTGATAAACAAAGGTTGGAAATCGACCAAGGTTGATTTGAAAGTCAAAGCCACCATGACTGAAGACGGAGTATCAGTAGGGTATTATACGTATCCTCGGTCTTCTATATCCAAGACACCATTGGTATTGGCGAATCATGTAGGGATCATTGATTCCGGTTATCGAGGTAATTTGATCGCCATGTTCCGGAATTTAAGCGACGATGATTGTCAAATCGAAAAACAGACAAGAATGGTGCAAATCTGTCATGCTGGCTTAAAACCATTTATTGTAGAGATGTGTGACTCGATCGAAGATTTGGGGATTACGTCTAGAGGAAGCGGAGGATTTGGATCTACTGGTAAATAAAGAACCTGACAATTAGTAATCCATTATTTCTACAGATTTTTAGTGATAATTTGTAGAAATTAAAAACAATAAAAATAAAAAACAAAATAGTAGTATAAATTATAATAAAAGCTTTTTTTGGTGGAGTTGAAAAAATATGAAAATTCAAGATAATGATTATAAAGCGTCATTGATAGGATTGATTACGGGAATAGTCGCATCTTTTGTAGGCGGCGGAGCGGAAATATTGATTGCACCACTTTTGATTTATATGAATGTATTTGATGATTATAAGACGGCTGTCGGTACATCTCTTGCATCATTATTGCTACCTATAGGAATAGTAGCAGTGTATTTTTATTCTACTGTACAATGTAATGATAAAAAGGTGTCAATCACAAAATCGTGTGTTCATTGGCGATATGCAATGATAATTTCCTTATTTTTTGTCATGGGTACATTTGCGTCGTATTATTCGGTTCAATTGGATAATAGTATGTATAAAAAGGTTTTTGCAGTATTAATGATTTGTCTCGGTGTTATACTATTAGTTGAGTAATATCAAGAAAGATGTATCTTACTTAAGCGCTTTTTGTTCTTACAGTTTTATTGCGTCTTTTTGGGTCGTAAATGCTCATACCAAGAGCGGCTTTTACAATGGTATTTGGATCCTTAGAATTCTTAAGATCGTGTTTGTATTTGACGTATAAAGTATCAGGATCAGCAATACTTTCTTCGGTGGTTTTCATTTTGGACCGTAGTGTATTTAATTTGGAACTTTCTTTTTTTATTGTTTTCGTCATAGAGTCCATCATTTTATCGGCTTCTTTATTGAATTTTCGTTTATCGTCCAAATATTCCATATAGTGTAAAGAAATTTTTTTTACTAATTTGTATGGTAGATCGTCTAATGGTGTATCTATATTAATACCATATCCTATCAACGGTGTTCTACGTCTTAGTCTTTTAAGCGTATATCCTTTTCTATATTCTCGAATAAACGTGCGTCTGAATCCGTTTAACATATTTTTTTCTTCATTTGTTTTTGCATGATTTTCCAGTACCATTATCAGTTTTTTCTTTTTTAGGTCTGTATTAATTGACTCATTTTTTCTACCACCTTTTGCAGTTTTTCTAAATTTCTTTATTGGGTGATTTTTTTTTGTTTTATAAGGCATAGGAAAGTATATAATGTACTATTATTTATTTTTGGTTTCTAGATGAAAAAATACTTAAATGAGTGTAATTTTAAAGTAATGCCTATTGTAACTATTGGTTGGGATTTTTTATCTGTAAAGGGTTAATACGCCCCTCCGGAATCCAGATTTTTGCGGGTTCGCAGTGTGGATATTCTAAAGTGTTTTAATTAACGCCCTATATAATGTAAAGAAATATCTATACGTACTATATACATGGATTTACGAAAATTTGCGGATACCTTTGGAGGTATTCCATTATTTACTATTTTGATTGTGTATTTTTTTCATCATAATAGAACCGTACTAAAATACTAGGAAAAAAATGTGTCAGTAAAAAAGATTTCTCATATGAATTCTTTTTTTGATAACCATTAGTAAAAAAATTTTTGAAATACTTTTCATATAAAAAAAGTACCCCCCCCCCTCATGAGAATAGTTACATAAAATAACAATAACATTTGACAATACATTTTGATACTATTATAACAGCAATATATAATAAAAATATCATAATCTAATTGTTTATCAGTAATGAAAATAGGCATAAAATGTAACCATTTTATGAATATATGTAACTATTTAGTAATTTTAGGTAATTATTTTTTTAAAAATGTAACCAATAAAAATAATATAAGAATATATAGTGATTGTTTTATACATATAAGTAAAAAATGAGTGAAACATACTGTGAAGTTTGTGACGTGACCTTATCTTCAATCTACAATTTACGTAAGCATATGAAGACCAATTTACACAAAAAGAGATTAAATAATAGACCTATATCTAATGAGTACAAATGTATATGTGGTAAAGTCTATAAACATCGTCAAAACCGATATCATCATCGTAAAAGTTGTGAAGTTTATATAAACTCTAGAAGAGAACAGCCTATAACCGAACCAAATGAAGTAGAAGAATTACGATCAATAGTTTCTGAGTTATTGGAGAGAAATGCCGAATTAGAAGAGAAGTTATCTGACAATGATAAAGGGGCTAAATCCATTACCAATACCAATAGTCATAACAATACTACCAATAGTCATAACAATACTACCAACAATACTATAATCAATATAAATCCATTTGGTAATGAAAATTTGGACCATTTAACGAAAAAGAAGATTATAAAATGCTTGAAAGAAGTGTATAAATCGATACCATCTCTAGTAGAACAGATCCACTTTGATCCAAAACATCCAGAAAATCACAATGTAAAAATCACAAACAAGAAACTACCCTATGCTTCAGTAATGGGTGAGGATAAAAAATGGAAAATGATGAAACGCAAAGATGTAATCGAAAAAATGGTCGATAATAGTTATACACATTTGGATGACAAGTATCAAGATGAAGATATCCGGAATAAGTTACCAGAATCAAAACAAGATCGAATCGATGAGTTCAAAGAAAAATATGATGCATATGATAAGAATACACTCAAAAATATACACGACGATGTGGAATTATTGGTGTTAAATAATAGTGATCGAAAATAAGTACTTTAAATAGATCACATATATACTTTTCTCTCCAAATAACTAAAATGAAAAGTAATTTAAAAGTAAAATGCTAGATTAAAACATAGTAGTAGGAATATTATGTATAAGATTAAGATTGCATGTACAAATTTGCGTGTAGATAACAGTAAAATCAATAGATCGGTATTGGAAACAATGTCATCGAAGTTACAATTGAAATCGTATTCATATATAGACAAGATGTTATTGGTGTATAAAAAGCCAAAAAACAAAAACTTCACCGATAAAATATTGGAGTTTTACTGTACAGATAAGATCACGAATAAACAAGTAAAACGATTCGTGAATAAAATGTGTAAAAGTAATATGAGGGCGCATGTACAATCATATCCAGTCATGGTAGAACTAATAAACGTATCAACCAATGAGACAATATATAGATGTGATTTAAAAGGGAATCAACATGAGATAAAGGCTCGAAGAGAAGGGCTTCAAAATACGTCTCAATATCGTTCTCAAACAATATGGAAGCACAATTAATTTCTAGGAGGCGATCCTATTAAGTTTTAGCACCGATAATATTCATCATAAGTAATACGTGAATCATCGTACCATTCTTTGTTTAATCGTTCCCAATGTTTGACGTCACGTTTAGGAGGCGGTTGAAACGCCACTGATACGCTCGTCATATGCTTTTGACAAGTAGAACATTTTGGCCACTTTTCCAAAGCACTGAGATTGCGAATACTTTTTTCTGATGAACTTCGTGAGGTGACATTTCTACAGTTAAAACACACGAATTTATTGGAAAAGGATTTTTTCTCTCCATGGACTTTATTTTTGTCCATTGTTCTACTTGAAGTCATTCCATATCGACAATGATAATGGTGTTTGTAATTATTTCGATTGTCATATTTACGATTATGATGTAAGCAGAACCCATCTTCTACGCAATCAATGTGGTTCCAATCGTAATAATCGTTATTTCGATCATGATAAAGACCAGTAGAATAGGTATTATGATAGACCATAGGCTGAGATTCATTGTACAGATGGTCTTTTGTGCATTGCAATTCTTTGCGGATTAATGTAGAATATAAATATGGGGGGGTTTCGTGGAATAACGGAGTCTTGCGTGGTTTGACCAATTGATGTGCCTTTATAGGATTAGTCGGATCTTCTAAATAGGCTTCAATAATTTTCTTCTTATTTTTGAAAAATTGTTTGCTATTCATGTTTATAAAAATTCTTTATGTAGATTATGTAGATAATACTACTATAAATGATTTATATATAATTTATACAGTATATATAAAATGGTGAAAAATATATTTGAACAAATACGCGATGGAGAATCACCGGCTGAAATCGTCTTCAGAAATGAGTATGTTACAGCTTTCCAAGACTTGTATCCGAATGCCCCGGTGCATATTTTACTGATTCCCAATAAAATGATCCCATCCTTGACACAATTGGATGAAGAAGATGGGATTTATATTAGTCATATTTTCCTTGCGGCAAAGCAAATCGCGCAGCAATTTAAGATTGACGATTCTGGCTACAGGGTTATTACGAATAATGGTCGAAATGGAGGACAAGAAGTACCATATTTGCATTTTCATTTAGTAGGAGGGATTCCATTAGGAGAGATGATTCGATTACCAAAGTCATCTAAAAAAATATTGAAAAACTTTCAAATTTATCAAATGATGAATAAACCCATTCCAAGCAACATGGAAAATGTATTGAATTATGAAGAGTTTGTACAGTCTAAAGAGGTACAAAAAATCGATACAGTACCCTATGCGGATATGAAAAAAGTTCGTGCTACTATAGAATCAATGATGAAACATCGACCGGAAGTGGATATAATTATTGCTAGACAAATTACAAGCCTTAATGATAGTATGATGACATCCAATAATATAATTATTCCGTTTTCCAGTATGTGGTGTCACCCAGACGCCATTACACAAATAGAGTTTGATAAAAGGAGATATGACGATGTAAAAATAACGTATATGATAAACAATGAGGAATATGAACCAGAACAAATCGATACGTTATTATATGTTTGTACAGGAGGATCAGGATTTCTACAATTGAAAATCGAGACATCATTACCCCATTTTTGTGTAGATATTCATTATACAGCGCATTATATAAATGAGACGTGTCGAAGATATTTGGTGACGAATTCAGATGGTGTTTGTACAAGGAAAACGAAATATGTGGTTAATGTGTTTTCGCTACTAGACGATACAGTAGTAGATACTACGTATAAGAGTTGGTATTTACAAGAAACGACTCAACAATGGTTGAAGAATGCGCTTGAAAAACAAATATAAATGGTTCGTTTTTTATCTATTCATAATAAACACACGAAAAGTATTATGAATAGTAGTCAAGAAGAATTAAAATTCTGGATATACGAGGCAAAAAGAACGAGAGAATTTCGACTAAAATGTAAAAAACAAGAGTTGAGTATTGAACAAATCATGAAAGAAATTGATGATGATCATATACCGATACAAGAAGAACCATGTAAGCGGAAATATCCCAGAATTGGGGACGAATATCAAGTGATGTTATTATCGACTTAAAACGAAAGCATATTTTTCCGATAATTCTTCAATAGATTTATATCTGGACGATCCTCCAAAATGACCTTGTTTGGTTTCAATACGAATGATTTGAATATTTGAATCCGTTTTATATTCTCTTATTTTGGCGATTAATTTCATGATTTCCCAGTACGGTACGCGAGTATCATGAAGTCCGGCTGTACAATACATATGGGGATATTTATTTGTTTTGACATTTTTATAAGGGCAATATTGTTGTAAAATGCGGTATCCGTCGGTTTCATTTGGATTTCCCCATTGAGTCCATTCTTCAGTAGTCAATGGTATAGTAGAATCGGACATGGTATTCAGTACATCTACAAATGGAACTCCTGGAATACTGATCCAAAATAAATCGGGTCTCATGGTAGTAACCGCGCCGATTAATAATCCACCCGCTGACCGTCCTTCAATCACTATTTTACTGGGATCACAAATGCCCGATATTTTGTCACTTAAATACTCAGCACACCGTATAAAATCAGTAAAAGTATTCATTTTATGCTGCATTTTTCCATTTAAATACCAATCATAACCTAAAAATGATCCACCGCGTACATGAGCAATAGCATATACAAATCCGGCGTTTAATAATGGTAATAATTCATAATCGAAATCTGGATCTACAGTAGAACCATAGGCTCCATAACCGTACAAATACAGGGGATTGCTATTGTCTTGTTTGTATTTATCTTTCTTATACACAATAGATACGGGAATGCCTAGTCGGGTACCTTCTTGTGGTACCCATAATCGTTTGCATTCGTAGAGTGTTTCATCATAATTGGGAACTATTTTTTCATAAACTTGAGTGCATTCCAAAGTATCCATATGATAATCGAAATATTTTACAGGCGATGTCATGGTATCGTACATAATATTCAATATTTTAGAATTGTAAATATAATTCAATCCCAATTCTAGAACATAGACTTGGTCACTTTGAAAATGGGCGAAATCTTGACAAATATAAGACTCGTAATCCATGGTTGTATTTTCTACATGGGTGATTACTTTTACTTTTTCTCTCAATGGAGTGGTTATATTAATATATCCATTACCATTTACATTAGTAGTAAATACAATATAATCTTGAAATAGATCAAAACCAGTAATATAAACGTATTCATTGTGAGGGATAAACTCTTCCCATTTTTCTACATTGACGTCTTGTTTTTGAGTTCGCATGAGTTTCCAATTTGTAGAATTGTCCTTATTGGTTTTGATATAAAAGTATTCGCGATGACTATCAATATGATACTTAAAATTGTTTATAGGGTCAGTTATTTTTACTAATTTTCGTTGGTTAGTGTATATATCAATGTATTGTATATAATTTTCATCGTAATTGCCTGATGTCAAAAAAATATATTTTTCGTCGTTACTTAGTACTAAGTCTAGATCATATTCTGTATTGGTTTCTTCAAATAATTTGCAGTTTGTATTATCATGTAGATTGTACAGCCATAACTGATATAATCGATTCGTTTCATCGCCTTGTAAATAGTAGAGTAAATGGTTTGAACCCCATTCATAAGAACAATATGCGAGTTTTGGTATAGTGGTATAGACAATTGCATCATTTTTCAGAGTGTCTTTTATGATAAGGTTGTATAGATCACTACCGTTAAAATTAATACCGTAGGATATATATCTATGATTAGGAGATACAGAAAAGCTAGTAACATCGCATTCATCGATTTTGTTCGACAGAAGATTTACATCTACTAGTACTTTCTCAGATCCGTTTTTCTCTCGTATGTATATGGGATAATCATTTCCTTCTACAAATCTTTTAAAATAGAGGTAGTGATAATCAGTATCATATTTATATTTGTAGCTATCGTAAGTCTCTCGTATATAGGATTTGATTTCCTTATACAGATCGTTTTTCAAAGATTGATTGGATTTCATAATAATATCAGCATATTGATTTTCTTTGTGAATTAAATCTACTACAGTTTCATTTTCTCTCGAATCATCACGAAACCAATAATAATTGTCAGTCATTTTGATTGGTGGATCGAGTAATTTTTCATCACAATACCCTCTTAGCTCGTTTTTAACTTTACCGAACTTAGTAACATGGGGAGATTTTTTTATGGTTGGGAAATAATCGTAATATTGCATATTTATTATACATAATATTTTGTAGTTATTTTTATATTATTATTATTATTTCTCTCGATTTATAAATTAGATTGGAAAAATAGAATAGACTGAAAGGATTGGTCGGGCTTACGCCCGACCTTTCGGCTCGCGTAGCGAGCCTCTAAATAGACCTATCTCGATGACGATCATATACCGATACAAGAAGAACCATGTAAGCGGAAATATCCCAGAATTGGGGACGAATATCAAGTGATGTTACTGAAATAAGTTTATCGACTCAGGATAGAGAAAAGATCATTTTATGAAACGGAAAAGGAAGTACCACAACCACAATTGGTTCCAGCATTTGGGTTTTCAAAATGGAATGTTTCTCCCATGATATCTTTTTTCCAGTCAATTTTTGTTCCTAGTAAATGGAAAATACTGGATTCATCAATAATGACTTTGATTGACTCATATACCATAGACTCGTCTCTTTTAGTAGGTGGATCACGAGTTGGTTCTAATCTGTACTTGAATCCATTGCAACCACCACCTTTGACATAAAATAAAATATACGGACATTTGTGCTCGTTAGCAATGCGAATGAGTTGATTTCCAGCGGACTTTGTGATTTGTAAAATAGATTTCATATAACAGTAAAATATATATATTATATGAAATCAGGTGTTTTTTTACTAGCAGAGCTTTTCCTAAATATATAAATCTCAGACAATTAATGGTTGCATTTATTTTTTATATTTGTTTCCATTCCTTTGTAAGAAATCCGCGGAAAAAATCCCCATTGAGTATCATATCTTGAGGTTGAAATAATCCAAATAAAAAGTTCAAAGTATATCCCATTACGATTGCGGATTTTCCTTTTTTATATAATTCATATGCATCAAAATTGACTTCAGGTGTATCCAATAATGCAATATCATATGCTTCACACATTTGCGAACAAGATGTAGTAAAATGAAACTGATTGTTTTGAAATATTTCTACTGGAAAAATATTATTTAGTACTTGTGTTTTCATTTTTTCTGCATTTGGTGATACTATATAAATTGTCTTATTTTTCAAAGCCAATGTCCAAGGTTTTCGAAATACAAAATGAAGAATGTTCCGCACTTCCGACCATATCCATTTTTTTTGCTGGTAATTTTTTAATAAATATAATAATTGACCTTTTATAAAACGAAAATCTTGATTGTACGTATCTAATGCAAAGTATCCCATAGATGATTGAAATACTTCAATAAATTTTTGAGATTGTCTAGTCTCTATAGGCAATAATTCTGGTATAAAAAAAGGACACCCATCTTCAATTAATTGAGATAGATGTGACCGAAATCGGTCATTATCCTCAAAATTCCAACGCGTATATTCATTTGTATTTACAATTGCATGCGAATATGTAGTATCTATAACTTGACAAGGTGCAAAATATTCAAATATCGGTGAAACCCTGTCTTTTATAGTATAATCGCGACCTACAATACGATGATAATGATATGTTTTTATTTCTAACGGATCATTATATACTTGATAATTTAAAAAATGAAACAAATAAGTCATTTTATTATCGCAACCAGGTTTCCCAAATTCAAACTCAAATAATATTCGTTGAGTTTCTGGGATATTGTGCTTACTGTGGAGAATCCATGTATCTTGACTATCCCCACGTGGTCCAAACAAAGGACTTTCTTTACAATTTTTTTCAAATGTATCACTCTTATTATAATATTCATACCTTAACAACGCCACCATAGTTGGTATTTCAAACTCAGGACTATATTTTAATTTTTCAATTGTATTATCTAAAATGATGTCACTATTAATAGATACTACAAACCCGTGTAATTTTAGTTTATCAATGTAGTCAAATATATCACGAAATTTGATGCGTCGTCCTATATCGACCTGATGAATTTTTTGCATTTGGGTATTATTTAGTCCCAATTCAACTTGAGTATAGATTTTTTCATTCAATAAGTATATTTTTTCAATGTAAGGATTTTTACAATTTTGTTGCAAACAATATAACAACTCTCGTTGTCTTTGAACATTTCGATGTATGAAAAATTGCGTTAATAAAAATATAGAATCTTCACTACAAATATTTTCACTAACCTGAAATTTCGATGACTTACTGAACCAAATCATATATTATATGCATATCCTTTTAAAAAAATGTATATATTTATTCCTGTATATATATATTTCCTAATGTGAAGATTATCATATTTATACTGATGCATCTCGATTACGTCTAGTGTGACCAAGTGATTTTTTATTCATATTGGCCGAGAGACTACGGGTTTTTTTTCCTTTGGAATGATTTCTTTTCTTTTTATTGGAGATTTCTTTAATTCCATAAACTTGAAAGTTCAGGTCACTTTGACAATGATCAGCACTGACTACATTACCTAATGTAAGAACTTGTTTGGAGACAACTCGTTTCACTATTTTCGATCTTTCTTCTAAAGAAAAAACCAGTGCATGGTCAAAGTTTCGTTTGTAATCAATTGGAGAGAATGCGATTTTTGTTACTGAATTTTTCCCATTATTATTCGTCTTTGTAATGGTCATGGTTTTAGTTTTGGTCACACTATCTACTACCTGTTTTGTAACTTTATCAATGCATTTTCCAGTCTTTTTATCTCTAGTAGATCTATTTGGGCATCTTTTTTTACGGGGCGTTTTTGTGTTACTAGTACTAGGATTACCACCTCTGGCGTAATAGGTATTGTATCGATTGATTGCTTGTTTGATATTATCTACGTGGATTAATCCATCGCGGGTAAATCCCATGGTTCGAATACTTAAATATGGTTCGTTAATAAAATCATTTTTCTTAATATCGAGAGCAGTATAAGGGACATGGCTTTTACAGGGATATTTTATATTACTTGGATTGGTAACCACATTTTTCAGGTTATCTAAGCTAATAGTAATGGAAGAATCGTCTAATTGGAAAACCATATCATAGGTTTTTTTCTCATTCAGACTAGGGGTCTTGAAAGTCATACTTAAAATATCATAAGGTTTCGCCTTTGTTTTTTTTACAGTATCTAATAAGAATTCCGCATCATTTAGTTCGAGGTACCAAATACGAGCCTCATCGGATCTAGCAGTTATGAGTGATTTACTGTCTTTCGTGAATCCAAATGAATGTATATTTCTGGTAGGTATGACTTTGTAAAGTTCCTGTGATTCTGTTTTTACAATGTAAATTAAATCCTTATCGCCACCAAATGCTAATAATTTACCATTGGGACTAAATGTAAGGCACTTGGCGTAATAGGGATCTCGATTTAATATATGTAAAACATGGTCATCAAGTTTGGCCAAAGAATTGAATGTCATTAGATTAACACTTTTACGATCACCGCCAAATGCAAGTGCCTTTCCGTCAGGACTCATTGCAAAAGATGTAAAATTCGTATTACTAAACGTAAATAGTTTTTCTTTGGTTTGAAAATTCCATATAATACATGTCTTATCAATACTAACCGAAGCAATATATTTGCTATCGGCACTGAATGAAATCGATGTTATTCTATCGTTGTGCTCATCACATACATCTCCTACTTGATCTTGTGCATCAATATCCCATACTCCGATTTCATTATCATCATTGGAGGCTGCAATAAATTTACCATTATGACTATATGCGAGTGCTGTAATGGTCCCACTTAACATATCTACAGGTTTATGACTTTTTGTTTTTCTTCGCGAGTCATCTAATTCAACTAGAATCATATTAAATTCATCCGAAACAGCAGTAACAATATGACTTCCGTCAGGACTATATGCGAAAATATCCGTACAACCAAAAATACTTCTTATTTCAACTGGCGTTCGTTTTTCTACATAATTCATTATATATAGTTTCTCATTGCTTGAAACCAATGCGTGCTTGCCGTCAGGACTGACGCAAATTTTACGCATTGGATCTTTAAAATGTCCTAAACTTCGGGATTTAATTCCTGACATTATTTATGGGAACGTACTATAATAGTAATATAGGTTTTTATTTAAGGGGGATGGTAAAACTATGTGTTTTCTTCTACTAAGAGAAGTAGTATTTGTAGAAAAAAGGTATGAGTTTCCAAGGTTGGAAAAATCCACTGCTTATGGAAAAATGATCGGCTCCAATACGTCGCATACTTTCAACGTGGTGCCAATTGGTGATTCCACCTCCGCCAATAATTTCACTATTGGGATAATTCGTACGAATATAAGTAATATGTTGATCACTATAAGAACGTATCATAGGACCGCTCAATCCACCTTCTGGTACAGGAATGGTATTACTACAGTGGAATTGTCGGAAACCTTGTTTGTATAATTGGTCAATTTGATTAGACTGGATTTTTGGCGATAATTTTACAATACACCATTTTCGTTTGGTGCTGATAAATTCACCCAAGCGATTATTTTGTGCAGTTTTATGAACATTCGGGCAACTGATATTAATTTCCAGATTTCGATCGTCAGGAATGATTTCCAAGAATTTCGGTATATCGGTGTCATGCATAATGGCGATGGAGATAATTTGGTCTTGTGGAACATTATGTAATGCCCAGTGAATACCTTTATTACGTAACCCGATTTGATTGACCCATGCTTTATAACGAAAAGAATAACGAAGAGTCTTCAATATTTGGAGACATAGTCCAGGTCTTGGTTCTACAGTATAACTACCATAAATACTTGTGGAATTAGGGAGAGAAATATAATTACCAAAAGGTGGGCTAATAAACAGCATAATTTAAAAATATTCTACTATTTTACTATTACTCGGTATTATTTTTATAGGTTTATTGTAATATTCAATATAAATATAATTTAAAGGGTATAATTAAATTATATAGGCTATATTTGATGATAGATCAATTGATTCAATATGGTTGTATTCAAGTGGGTAATTTTACATTGAAGAATGGGGACGTATCAAAGTATTATTTTGACATTCGTAAATTAATATCTTATCCAAAACTTTTAGCACAAGTATGTGATGCATTATATCTCTTAATGGGTGATTTCGATATTATATGTGGGATTCCTTATGGTGCATTACCATTAGCAACTTACATATCCGTAACATATAACAAACCAATGATCTATGTTCGAGACAAACAGAAAGAATACGGAATGAAAAATCTCATTGAAGGGAATTATGAAAAGACAGACCGCTGTGTTCTATTGGATGATGTAATTACATCGGGTGCTTCTATACAAGGAGTATATGATATAATAAAAGAAGAAGTAAATGTCGTAAAAACGATTGTTGTACTGGATCGTCAGCAAGAGAAGCATTGTAAAATAAACGTAGATTGTTTATTGAATAAAACGGATGTAATACAATATCGATTGTACGATATTCAAAAAAGGAAAAATTCCAAATTATGTTTTGCCGCTGATTTAGTGGATGATTTACCTAGATTATGGTCTATTATTACTGATATTGGAAAGCATTTAGTGATTTGTAAAATTCATATGGATATTGTCCCCGTGAAGGATCGTGATGAATTCATAACGAAAATCATGGAATTGTCTATTCAATATGATTTTCTAGTAATGGAAGACCGAAAATTTAATGACATTTCTCAAATAGTACAAAAACAATACAAACAATTTGAAAATTGGGTCGATATGGTTACTGTACATTCTTTGGTAGCACCTGAAGTACTACAATTATTATCCGGAGCAGTAATAGTAGCCAATATGTCTAATAATACGTATGACTTTTCTACAGAAGCTGTTGCAATGGCTATTCAATACAAAAGAAATGTCATTGGTTTTGTATCGCAGAAAAGGATTAAAAATACGTATGATTTTATTACTATGACACCAGGTATTACAACAAAAAAAGACGAAACTAATTATAGTGATGCTGATCAAAAGTACCGAAGTATGAATGACGTGGATACTGATATTTTTATTATTGGTAGAAGTATTTATAATTAATTCTATAATCGAAAAATAGCTGGACAAAACGAGAAGAATACGGAAGAGTTTCGAAAATGGTTTTGAAATACATATTTTAGTGAAAAGTCAATGCATCATTTCTACAATAAACAATGGTGGTACTAAGTGGTGGTGGGGGGTAATCATTCAAATAATATTCTATTTATCATGGTATTCCAACTACGTGAGCTGTGAACGTTTTCATCATACCATTTACGGCAATTATGTGACATAAAATCCCATTTTTCTACTGTAACGGATTGTAATACACTATTAATTGTTTCGGGTGTAGCACTTATAAAATGAACATTTTCAACTAGTGGTTCCCAAAATGAGTCTGTGCATATATTTTCAGTGACAATAGGAACCGTTCCGAAAGCCATTAATTCGATTTCTCTATGACATTTTGAACCATACCCACGTAAACACAAACCAAATTTTGCATTACGAATATTCATTAAATATTCTTCATGGGTATATTTATATGTCTGGCCTTTTGTTAGATGAAAGAATTCGATTTTATTTTTCCATAATTCAGGGTCTCGAAATTGCATTTGAACTGAATTTTCAACATTACCAATGAAAATGGATATAATCTGTCTTTGATGATATTGTAACCTGTCGTATGTTTTTAGTATTTTTTCTACCAGCATAGGTTTTCTCGGCCAAAAAATCCAAGGTTTAACAATAATATTGGGAAATTTTTCTTGTATTTCTTTTCCTTCTTGCTTGACATCTCCATTTCCTAAAAGAAGTAGCGACGAAATTGATAGTTCTGGAGTTGTCCATTGAAGAGTAGGACGGTCGTAACATAAAATAGTAGGTTCGATCCAACAATGGATTGTTTTATCATCATATACAACATTAACGTCTTTATTATTCGCTTTCCATAAAAATGGCAATTCGCGATATGAATCATTTTTATGTGAGCCCATACCTTTCATTGGTTGTTTAGGTATTCTTACCTGCCATTTACCATACAAAATTCTATAAATAATAGCCAATATGGAATACATATTTAAATGGTTAAAGTGGTTAATCATTATGGAGTTGAACTGATGAAAAGTGTTTTCACGAAAATGGGTATGGATGCACTTGATTGGTTGTTTATCATAGCATACCGTATTATCAATTATACTAATTGCATTTTTGAATCCATCTTGTCCATATTGATGGTTATAGAATCTCCATCCTTGTACATTATAGTTACTGCCAAAACAAAAATGAGAATATTTATTTGCCAAGTCTTCAATTGATGCTTGGTCGTAAAAACGGGATGTTTTTGTATACATTCTCCAATCTTTTACAATATTAATATCGCTAACCCATAACATACCTCCGTTGTAGTAACCATATTTATCTGTTATAGTTTTATTCATATAATGAGGAGACACACCAAGTGGTTTAGATAAATCAATACAATCAATTGGAGCAGTAATAAGTATATCACAATCCAAGAATAAAGAATTCGGGTTTGACTGTAGAGAATATTCTAATGCAGATGTTTTATACATTTGAAATTCTGACCAAATATTTAGCTGCTCCATTTGTTTACGTGTGAAATTACTGTATTTATCCAAATCGATGTGCCATATTATGTTTAGCTTTGGTTGTGGTGTCATATGTTGAATTTCATTTTTAGTTTCGGTATCTGCTACAATATGTACCGTTTCATCTGTATGGTAAATAGAAAGTGATAATAAGAAGCCAACTAATTCAAATGCTGCTGTTTTTGTTGCTAATGTGCAAAAACAAGAGGGTTTTGTCATTGATGTTTTGATATTGAAATAAATAAACAAATGTTCATATAAAAAGTATATAAAATATATTTATTATATTCTACAAAAATGGAGAAAATGGGCACAAATTATGGAGGGTGGATAGTTCCCATACAAATGGACCTAAATGAGAATAGTATTGTATATTCTGGTGGTGTCGGTGATAGCGAATGATAATATGAATATTACATTTTTGAAAAAATAAAAACTCTAAATTCTTTACCATTTAGATTTCGTTACTGTTATTTGACTTCCTAGTTTGCGTTTTTTAATTTTATTGGGGGTTATATGCTTCGTCTTCGTCATCGGAGATCCCATTTTGAAATCAGGTTGTCTTCCCGCTTTATACCAAAAGATCTAAATGACAAGTGATAATTCGATCATTTGTTTCTATATTTCTTTTTTGCAATAGGTTTCAATATTATTGTATCGTTGTCTTCTTGTATCATTCCATCGTAGTATTCCCAGTAAATGTATCCTCCGGGGAAAGAAAAGTAACTAGGAATGATTTTGAAGTATAGTGTATTATTTTTAGGGTTTCGATAATATTCGATTTTAAAATCTTTGCATGTTTGGTAGAATTCTTTTTTATATAGTTCGCGGTGAGTGCTACCATATTCATTAAACCAGGGTGTTTTTTTTTCTATATTTTCTTCTACTTTCATTTGAATCAGTTTGGTGTAGGTATTCATTTTATTGGTCATTTTTTATAAGTTTGAATTTAGGTGTTTATTGGATAGAAAAAAGGTATGAATAGAGAATGATACTGGTTGGTTACTTATATATACAAGGAAAATATTATTTAGATTTTTTTTATAATAATATTTTCATCGAAAGAAAGTCATTCTACTGACTGCCTTTTTTATTGTACAGTAATAATATAAACCGAATAAAAAATGGAAACGGAGAGAGATCTTTTAATGTTTTATCAGACAACACTAAGAAACGTAGGATTATATACGTCATTGTCGTTTGCCGCGTTAGGATATTCCCGATTTTACAGAGGTAAGAGTAAATTGTACAATGTAGCACTAATTATATTTAGCATAGTCATATTATGGATAGCGATTTATTTGACGAAATATTTGATTGAAGATTTCGAGAGATATCAGCTCAAGGTAAAATCAGTAGAAGCAAATAAATGGTTACTGTTACCAAAGACAGTATATTATTTCAATATTGGAGTAGGATTACTAGGATTCTATACCTTGTTTCGAGAGATTTCAGCATAAAAAAGGTCCTTAAATGGACCGATCAATTGTTTCTTGTACAGTAAAAAAATTAATACTTTACAAGAAGTCATATCTATATTTGTATTGTTAATTTCCTAATAATTATCCCAACTTATTGTATTGAAGCATTAAGACAATGGAACGAATAAACGAAAAACAAGCGCCAATTGTAAAGATTAGAAATCTCAG